TACTGAATGATCCTGATGATAAAGCGTTACCAGCAAGATTGGAGATGTTGAGAAATGAAGCAATCGTTGCTAATGAAGTTACAGCAGAAGCTCTTAATATCCCTGTCTCTGCTGCTATCACTTGCGTCAAGCCTTCTGGTACTGTGTCTCAGTTGTGTGGCACTGCTTCTGGCATTCATCCTCAACATGCCCAGTATTACATTAGGCGTGTACGATCAGATAAAAAAGACCCTCTCACGGCGTTTATGATCGAACAAGGTATTCCTAGTGAACCTTGTGTGATGAGACCAGATAGCACTACAGTGTTCTCATTTCCTATGAAGGCTCCTGAAGGTGCTATTACCAGGGATGATGTTGATGCTATATCTCATCTTAAGCTATGGCGTGTATATCAGCTTCACTGGTGCGAACATAAACCTTCAGTAACTATCTCAGTCAATGAGAATGAATGGCCTACTGTAGGGGCTTGGGTATTCGATAACTTTGACATCTGTACTGGTGTATCATTCCTGCCAATGGATGGGGGCACTTATCGACAGGCTCCTTATGAGACATGCAGCAAGGAAGACTATGAAGCCTTGTTAGCTAAGATGCCTGTTGACATCAATTGGGACATGCTTAAGGAAAATGATGATAACGTTGAAGGTGCACAGCAGCTTGCCTGTGTAGCCGGTGTGTGTGAAATCTAGATAAAAAAAGACCCCTGCAAAGGGGTCTATAAAGGTCACTAAGGAAAACTATGCCGAATATCTATGGTTGGTCTTTTCTACCAGGGTTTATGTTAGGGATTTGCTACTCTGATGATTTTGTCGTAACTGACGAGGACAGCTCTGAGGTTCTTCTCGAAGGGTTCTTTGTCTTCGTTAACATCGCTATCTTTAGCTTTGTTATTGGATGGGCTAAGGAGGAATAATGTCGCCTCTGCTTCACGACGAAGAACAAGTCCTTTGGTTACTTTACCTGCTGCAAGATTCCAACGCTTTAGTTCTTGAACAGCTTCCTCCCATCGCTCTTGGTTTATTCTTGTTCGCATCGTGGATGATCGGAGCCTAGCTGGTCCTAAGTTATAAGTCCAGCTAAGTATTGCAGCAGCTTTATTTTGGTGTTTCGTCAACACTGGACAGGCTTTGTAGACTTGAAGTAGGAACCTTTCTGCATCAAGTTCGAACAATTCCTGTCCTCTTTCTTTTGAGATCTCAGGATCATCTAAGGTAACCCTATCACCATTCTCATACATGGTTGATCCCCAGCCTATGGTGGGGACGTTAGCACTGCATAGATAGGGTTTACTTCTCCAGCCTTCGAATCTCTTGATTAGTGGTTCAGCAATGTCGATTACTTCTTTGATTCCCATACCCTACCAACGAACCAAAAAGTTAGAATCAATGACAGCATACCTTCATCGTAGTCAGTCCATCCTGATAACAACACTGCTGTCCATGAACCATCCTGAAGAAAAGCTAGGTATAGTCCAGCAGCTTTGACAACTGAATAGAAAGCTACAAACCAGTACGTCACTGCTGGTCTAACCAAAGCAGATAGTGATGCTACCCACTTCCAGGCTTTGCTGTCAGACTCTGCTTGTTGTTTGAATGCTTCACCGATAGCATCTAATTCATGCTCTTGTAGACGTTGATGTCCCTGCTGTAGAGCAAACTCTGCTTGCATCTTAGCGATAGAGACTTCAACATCTAACTTCTTCAGTTCATGTTCTCTTTCAAACTTCCTATCTAAGATCTTTAAGACCTCTGGAGCAAGACGAAAGACACCACCGATAAGAGCACCAATGAGTTCAAACATCATTACCTCCCTACATCAAATCTAGGTAGTTCTTCTTTAAAGACACCTCGTTGCTCTTGACGATACTTAATAAAAGCATCTCTGAATTCAGGGTTTCTGATATTCTCTGACATAAACTGTTTACGACCAGCTTCTCTGGCTTTCTCTACAATCTTCTCTATTCTGGTAGCCCTAACCCTAGGATCTTCGATACGGTTTAAAGCATCTACTCTAGGTGCTAGTGTTCGTTCTACAGCCTCACCTGTGAGCTGACGTAAGCGACTAAGTTGCTCAGCATCTAACTCCATACCGTACAACCTCTTAGTAACTGGTCGAATGTTTACATAAGGGTTATCAAGAAGTTGTTGTACTGGTGTCTGCTCAGCCTCTCTAGAAGCTAGACCAAGTACTTGTCCTGGTGCTACAGTCTTAGGTTGACCAAGTATGTCAAACTTAGTTGGTAACTCTTCTCTTAATCCTGGGATACGATTCATCAGCGAAGCAACAGCACTATCTACTTCTTTGTTGACAGGATCTTGTAGACGTGCTACAGAGCCTACAACAGCAGGGACTAAAGAACCAACTGTATTGTTTAGGATCTGTGGACCATATCGTTCTGCATCGGTCGCAGCCATAACAAAGTTAGCAATACCAGCCAAGAATGTTTTCTCAACTAGGTTGTCCCGCATCACTGACATAAAACCAGATACTAATTTGTTAGCTTCAGTATCTTTTCCTTCACGAACTAAATCCTTGTACCGTGACATTACATCAAGTGTAAACCCAAGTGTTGATGATATAGGTTCTATTCTTGAATAGTCATACCATTGATTACCTATTTTAATAGACATCTCAGGTATACCAGCAGCTTCTTTAGTAGCTCTTTCTTTATCACTATGATGACCAGTTATTGTATCTGATTCATATAGACCAATAATGCTTGATATAGTAGCTAACCCCATTAAGTTCTTTGCTACGACATTGGAAAACTTATCTGTACCTGCATAAGCTAAAGCACTTCCTGGTGTGTACCTGAAGAAATCTTTAGTGATGTTAATAGGTGTCTTAATAAACGGTATGACAAAAGACAACAAAGGATAGTCGTTTCTTAGTTTTGTTAATGTATTACCTACCTTACCTAGATCTGCCTGAAATGTATTCTCTTTAGCAAACTGAGTGATTGATGCTGCTTCTCTTTCAAGTCCAGCAAGACGCATCTTAGTCATCCAGTTTTCATCCTGGAAGTCGATAGCTTGTAACTTAGATACTAAAGCCTGTCTAGCAGCAGCAATCTCTTCTGGAGTAGCATCAAGATTATCTCTCATATTAAGCTTACGAAACTGATCATCACTCATGCCATAAGCATAGCGATACTTCAGTGCGTTAATCTCCATTCTACGAAAGAATGCTTTAGAGAACTCATCTACTGCTACAGATACCCTGGTTGGTAAACGAACAAGTTCACCAAGTGCTTCAGCAGATTTAGATGGTTCAATGTAAGTAACTGTACCATCAGCATTAGTGGTTATCTTGCCTGTACCAATTGCTTTAGTTCTAAAGTTCTCTAAGAACTTGTTTACATCTTTAGATCCTACAGCATAAGTTAAGTCTAACGGAGCACCATTGAGGAAACCTCTACCAGCAAACCTCCATGCTTCAGCGAACGATGTCACTAAAGCAGGAAACATTGACAAACCTTCACGGATAGTCTTTCCTTCAGCACCACGTTCGACAACAGCTTCAATCATTCGTTCCCAAGGGGCAATAGCACCTTTGAAGAAGGCTGAATAGACGTTAACAACTGGTGTGCCTAAACCAGAGATTAGACTATTGACGTAATACTCCTGCATCTTCTTAGCTAACGTAGGATTAGAAGACACAAGCTTTACTACATCTGAAGATAACTTATTAGCTTCGCTAGTTAGTCCTGATGCTTTAGCGTCTAGCTGCATCCTAGCAAAGTCTTGAAGAAACTTCTTACAATTCTCACTGACCTTTAGCATGGACCAACTCCAAAGACACTGTTGATAAGTTTATTCTCTTGCTGTGCTTTCTGTATGTTTTGGATATAGCGTAGTGCTCTACCAACTTCAGATCCTGCTCCTTCCAATGCAGCACGAAGAGCTACAATATCGTTCTGAGCCTGTACCAAGGTAGCTAATGCAGCTTCATCACCTTGCTCTACTAGCTTTAGTAACGCAGAATCATTAGCAGTATTCACTGCATGAGAGAAACCTCTAGCAGCTACCTCTAGTTCTTCAGCATTAAATGCTTTGCCTTTAGACCAAGCTGTCTTAACCCATTCACCAGCAAAACCTACATCTTTGTTCGCTAAGAACTTATCAACACTATCAATAACTTTCTTGTCCGGTACAACATTCCTTGATGCTGCGGTCATTCTTTGTTGAAACTGTTCACCAATGCTGTCATAAACATCACGCATAGTTAAACCATCTAAGGTATCACCACGCTCCATGATGTGTTTAGAAGCTTCAGGTCCAAGTCTAAATATCTTTTCTCGCTGTGCTTCGGACAAGTCTTGCCACTTATATCGTGGTACAACAGCCCTGACAACAGCTTCTGCATTACAGACACGCATCTAGTATTCTCCTTAGTGAAGGCGTATTCTCTAGTACATCTATCGCCTCATCAAATGTTTTAGGTAACTGAGTGAGATTAGCTTCGTCCAAAGCTTTTAATACATCATCACTAGCCTTAACATCTTTTAACACAGTGCGAATATCTTGTCCAGTATCTTTTGCTAACTGCTGTACCTTCGGTGTAGATATACCTTCATCAGCTACTCTAGCAGTTTGAGTAAAGTAATCATCAGACCTTTTAGTAAGTAAAGCACCTACATTAGGTTGTTCATCAGCAATCCTTTGCTGCTCCATTTGCATAACCCTAGCAAGCCCTGTAGGGCCTGTAGGAGCTTCTTCAGTGATAGGACGTAGTAAAGCAGCTTCTTGCTGAACAGCCTCTCCTGGAGCTACTCTAGCCTGTTCTCGCTGCATGAACTCAGTAAAACCCATCCTAGGAGGTTGCTCTGATAACAGTGCAGCCTGTCTAGGTACAGCACCAGTAGATCCCATTTCTTCAATGATGCGCTGTACTTCAGGAGATTCAAAGGTTGCTGGCGTTGTTGTTTGAGTGGTGTCTGTTGTTTGCTGTACAGCATCGTCTATAGTTCGACGACCAACGTTTACATTATCTATTTCCTTTTTAAATAAACGACCAACAATATCGCTTGCACCTGCTAAAGCTCCTCCTAAAACAGCACCAGCACCGGCTCCAATAGCAGCCGACTCTAGTCTAGATTCGTCTGGGGTATATAAAGGACGAAGAGCACCGCCAACAGCACCCGCAGCTGCTCCTCCGGTTATTAAACCTTTAGCTCCTTTAAAAAGTAAGGACCCTGGTATAAGAGAACTTGGGTTAACAATACTACCTGCTAATGTACCTGCCCACCCAGCAACAGGAGATTGCTCACGTAAAGACTGCATACGAGTCTCTGCCATAAGTTCTTCTTCAGTTGGCTCTCTACCTAATATCTGACGTAGACCAGTTATTTCAGAACCAGCCTCTTGAGAAAAACCAGCTTTAAAAGCTTCTACCGGACCACCTTGAGCTTTGTTTAGTTCGCTTATGATTACTTGGTCTGTAACACCCTGGCTTCTTAAACCCTTGTAATCAATACCTCGTGAACTAGCTAGTTCTTCTGCAATAATTGAATCTGAAACACCCTGTCGCTTTAACGATAGGATATTTATCATTGAAAAGGCCTTACATTATATCTTTGATAAGCTAGCTTGTTAGCGTTTTCTAATATACGGTTTGCTTCTCCAATATCGCCCCTTCTTTCAGCATCCCTTCTTTTACGGAGAAGACCTTGTATTGTAGCATCGTTGTTAGCTGCCTCAGCCTGACGATTTTGTGTGGCTTGTGCTCTTTCAGACAAAGGAGCAGATGACTGTGTTGTTTGTGGTTTAGCACCACCACCTGCTATTGCAGCTCTAATAAGATTTCGTTGCTCTTCGTCTGTTGGTTTTCCTGTTGGTTTTCTACTTGTTACAGGAACACCAGATTCTTCTAATCTTTTTGCGTCACCAATAGGTATCTCTTTTACAGATCCGTCTTTCAAGGTAACAACAGCTTTTGTAATTCTACCTTCTAAATCTTTTTCATATCCTACATTAAGAGCTAGTTGACTTGTTTCTCTTGATCGCTGTGATGTTAAAGCATCAGAAGCTCGTATATCAGCCTTAAGTTTGTCAACCTCAAGCTGTAATTTATTCATTAAAAGATTGGCTTTCGACTTAGCTTGCTTTTCCCGTTCTTCTGGTGTAAGCGCATTCCATTCAGCTTGTGCTGCTTCCAGTTTAATTTGAGCTTCTGACAACTGAGCGTTTCGTAAATTAATATCTTGTACGTTCTTAGTAAACTCAAGATTTTTAATAGCTTGTTGTAGAGGTCTCTCCTGTTCTTTCCAGGTAAACTCAGTAGATGCTCTTTTTTCAGTGCCTTCAACAGATTTTGTTTGAGTTTCTGTTAATCCTATTCTTGCTTCAGCTTCTCTCTTACTAAGAGCAGTCTTTTCCCTATCAGCCTCAAAAGCTTTAACTTGCGTAGCAGCACCGATAGCAGCCTGTGTAAGACCTCTAGCAGAAGCTTCTTTAGCGAAGATCTTGTAAGCCTCTAGCGGATCATTACCATCCCACTGAGAAGCCACAGCAGCCTTTAGCTCTTCCATCTTCTTAGCTTCAGACAATGCAGGATCTTCGATACCGAACAAACCTGCTAAGTTTCTACCAGCACGTTGCCCTGCACTAGCTGCTTGGTACATCAAACCTTGACCAGGAGCAAACTGTGATTGACGTAAAGCTAAGGCTTGGTCAGCGGCCTGTTGAGCCTGTAGTAGCTCATTAGGGGTAGGACCAAATAAACCCATTTGTTGTTGTGCCATGTTATCCACCTAATCCAATAGATAGTAGATTACCAGTATTTCCTATTATATCTTGTAAACCAGCATTTCCTGTTTGCTGTAAAGCCGCTAATGTATCTGGTGATAAACCACCAACATTGAATAGATCGTATAGCTCTCTTCCAGAAGATTGGTTAAACAAACCTGCTGCTTTGTTAATCAGACTACCAATATTAGCTCCATTTTGACCCAATAACTGGTTAGCTACGTTAGTTCTTCCAGTTGCTTGAGCATCTAATGCAGCCTGTTGTGCAGCTAAGTTAGAAGCAATACCAAGTCGTTGTGTAGTAGCAACCTGTGGTAGTCCTTGAGCAAACAAACTCAATGGTGCTATGATACCAGTCATAGCAGGTTGCATATAAGCATTAGTTTGTGCAATCCTACCAGCCTGAGACAACTGACCTAACTGACCAGATAACTGAGCTTGTTGGAGTGCTTGTTGACTAATCTGCTGTAGTGGTGCATAAGCTTGTTGTGCTTGGCTTAACAGTGTACCACGTTCACCTAATGCAAGGTTTCTAGACTGTACTTCTCTTTCTAGTTGCTGTCTTGCCAATGCTTGTTCCAAAGCAGTTAGCTCAGGTGCTGCTGTGCTTACTTGTTGTCCGGTTACATCAAGACCAGAACCAAGTAAACCTAACCTACCTTGCTGACGCATACGCTCTTCAGTGGCTAGACGCTGACGCTGTGCTTCAGGTGCGGACAAAGCAGCTAGCTTGTTGTAGTAATCCTGGCTGAGTTGATCTACGTTAGTCATCTCAGCAGCCTGTGCAGACTGAATAGCAGCCCTACCTAGAGGAGCCATCAGCATCTGCGCTGTGTCAGTAATGTTACTCTCTAGTTGTCCTGTCTGTGGATTAACTTTTGTGTTTACTAAGTTAGTGGATACACCATAGGGTGTGAAGTCACCAACCATCTTTGATGCACGTTCACCAATGTTAGCTAACGCTGTACCAGCACCTAAACCTACATCACGGTAAGTATTGAATAATCTTGTTGATAATGCATCGTATTCGTCTTGGCTTATCTGTCCTTGTTTACGTAGTTTATCAGCAGCATCGTTAACCATTGCTAAGTTAGCACCAGAGCCAATTAAGTTACCTAGTAAACTACTAGCACCTGGGTTAGATAATGCATTAACAACACTGCTAGCTGCTGATGCAACTTTAGCAGCATCAGTTAATGACTTTGTTGTGTTGGCTGCGTTAGCAACCGTTCCTGCTGCGCCAGCGGCTAAACCAGCCTCTAGTAAACCACCAGTAGTGCCAACAATACCAGGAATGTTAGCTAGTCCTGTAGCTTCTAAAGCTGCTAATGTTTCTGGAGCAAGTCCTGCAACAGTTCCAGTTAGTGTACTTGCAGCAGGTAACGCTGAACCAGCAGCAATTTCAGCGGCTGTTGCTCCAGCAGCAGGTAGTGTAGAACCAGCAGCAGTGGTAGCTTCAGCACCACCGAACAAAGAACTAATCTCAGGTAGGCTACTTAGTCCAATAGCACCCCCAATAACACCCAATGCTTGTAACCAGCCTTTACCTTCAGAAGTATTAGGATCAGCAAGTCTTGTCGTTGTTGGTGTTCCATAAGCATCATACCGTTGAACAACAATCTTATCACCTTGTCGTCCGATAGCCTTCTCAACAGTGATGTCTTCGCCCTTGTCTAACTGACGGATATTACCTTCAGTACCAAAGTTTCGTTGTACACCACCTGTCAACAAAGTACCCATAGGTACACCAGCATTTAAGAAATACTGATGAACTTGATCTACAGGAAGACCTGTCACAGAGGCTAAGTCATCTGCTGTAGCACCGTACTGCTGTGCAGCTTTTCTGATAACTTCAGGGTTGTTTAAGTTCCCTACAATGAAGTCTAAGACTCCTTGCTTTTCTGTAGGGCTTAAATTAAATGTGGTAGCCATTAGTGATTCCTATCAAAAATGATCATACTGTTCTTCCAGTTTTGAAGAATACATCCATCTGTTGTATGGACAGTACATCAGCATCTACGTTAGCTTCGATACCTACTTGGAACACTCTACCATCGTTGCTAAGTTGTGCTTTAAGTAGGTTGATTGATTTAGTTGTACTGAAGTATTCAGCAATGTTAAACTCAGACACATTGTATTCTGATTGTGTTGTGCTTGGTATTACAGCTAACTCAGCACTTTGATAGTTAGAAGTGTAGTCTGTACCCCATTTAAGAAACAATGTAGTCTGCGAACCACCAATAACTAACATAGATAGTTTCTTAAGTATCTTCAGTATTGATGCGTTACCAGCATCTAAGTGAGAGGTATAGTACAAGAACCTAATCGTTGTACCATTGTCAGAGTAACTAGCAGCATATTCACCAATGTAACCAGCTCTACTGATGTATAACTTTCTATCTCTTGTAGACAGTAAAGCCTTTGGAGCTAGTGTCCACGTAGTTACTTTACAGGAACCATCCTGTAGACGTTGCTTGAGATCTAAGCAGTAGGAAAGTTCTCTAGTTGGTAAACTAAGTAGATAGAATCCAGACTTCTCATAGAATACTGATTTGATGTTCTCGTTGTCTTCGTTGATAGCGATGTCACTGATTAGATCATCCCTAACATTCTTTGATACATCAAACAAAGGTGCTGACTTCTCTTGAATTGTTCTACCGAGGCTACGAACCCCTGTATCACTAAGGAAGAAAATATCTGTTCCGACATCCTGAATGGAGTCTCTAGCAATGCATCCAACACCATCAATAACCTCTACTAAGGTAAGATTAGAAGCTGGATCTGATGCAGCTCCACTATAGATGATCAGAGACTTCTTACAGAATATGATTAGGAAGCCATTAAAGGCTGCTAGGCCAACGATTGAGTCAGTACCGTTAGTGAATACATTCTCAATGTCTAAAGAGCCTGAAGTGCCTCCATTCCATTTGTAACCGATCAACGTATCAGACCACCATATCGTAGTCTTGTTCGTTGATGTATCTGCTACCCATAAACGACCATAAGCAGCTAAGACTTCATTAGCTAACTGTACAGTACCTGAGTAGCTAGGATGAGCGGACACTAAAGTCCATGTGTTCGCTGTGTGATCATAGATCAGTGGATTATGAGCACGTTGGAAGAAGTATGTATGGTCATTAAAGTTAACTGCTTTCCAGTTCTGTGCTGTCCATGTAGCAGAACCATCATAGACCTGAGTCAGTGTTGTTGTACCTGTGTAGATACGGTTATTACCAATAGATACAATCTGTGTTGTACCGTCTTGTTTAACTACTTCATGGAGTAGCGTAGGTTCTGTGCTGTTGTATCCTGCTGATGTATTGACGTTATCCCAACCACCACGACAAGCAATACGACCAAACTGATCAATAACAGCATTCTCTGCTTTCAGTGCAAAGTCTTTAGTAATAGCTACTGAAGAGTCTTGTGTATTAAGACCAGCAAAGCCAGGAGCTACGATACTAACTGACCGTAACTCAGCAGCCATTATACCCACTCCCAGGTTGTTTCATCACCGTATCGCTCTGCTTCTATAGAGATATAGGATGCTACTGCTTTACGATACAAATCAGCTTGTTGTTCGCTTAGACGACCACCATCTTCACCACGTTCATTGATAGCACGTAGTAAAGCACCTTGAATCACTAGCTCTGAAGGGACATACAACACATCAGTGCTAGCGGACAAATCAGCCTGTGGTACAACACAGTCTACTTTAACAGTCAATGCTGACGTTGGGATAGGCCATAGATCAAGAGTAATAACACCAGTAGATGATGTGCTGTTACCAATAGAAAAATAAAAAGGATCTCCATTTACTGATCCTTGAAGGTTGTTCCATTCATGCATCTGATTCTGTGTAGCTTGCTGAAGATCTCTCTTCAGTGATGGTATGTAAACTACTAATAACCTAGACCTAGGATTAGTACCAGGGATCTCATAGTTCTGTGTACCATTGACAGTAGTGATTGTCTTAGTGGTACGAAGTACAGACCAGTTCCATGCATCTTCAACTTCACGTTTAGCTTCGTTAACAAAGTCACCTACTAACTTAACATAAGTTGTGTCAGTAACAGAGGCTGCTTCAGTCTCACGAAGCCTACGTAGTACACCATTAACACAATCTAAGAATGTAGCCATTTAGATCACCATTTAATTTTATCAGCCCAGAAGGCCGCTGACATCTTCCCTTTAGCAATATTCTTTGCGTGGCGAGCTTTAAAGGCTTTATTCCTAGCAGATCCTTCAGGAGAACCTTTAACACCTTGTTGACCAAAACGAATCGTCTTAACTTGATCACCGTCCTTTGCTACAACAATGTGAGATTTCGTAGGATGTCCTGGTGTTCTTTTAGGTTGATTATATCCAGAGACTCCTGCTCTTTCCAGCCTTGAATCTTTCTTCATTTCTTCTTAGCAGTTTTTGCTGCCTCCTTAAATGCTTTTGCTGTTGGAGCACCTTTAGTGCCTGGTTTTCTCATCTTCTCACCAGAGCCTTCAGCGATACGTTTACGCTTGGCTTGGATGTTAGCGTATAGTCCTTGCTTCATTTCTTCTTCTTAGGCTTTGACATACCAGCCTCTGACAAAGCGATAGCAACTGCTTGTTTACGAGACTTAACTACAGGACCGCCTTTACCGCTATGTAGAGTACCTTCTTTGTACTCCTTCATAACTTTACGTACTTTAGCGGGTTTAGGTTTCATGACGGATAACCCATCTTACGTTCTTTAGCCTTCATAGCCTTGGATTCTTTCTTCTCATGCATCTTCTTAGCCTTCTTTGATGCATACTCTTCCGCTTCTTTCTTTCCTTTGGCGGTGTAAGGAAACTTCTTATTCGCTACCATCGGCATTTTTCTTTCTCCTTCCTAACATACATTGAACGGTATCTGTTTCGAATATCCTAATTGCAGTCCATACAATCGTTAGCACTGCTGCAATGGCTGGTAGTAGCTCTGCTAACGTACCTACCACTGTTAGGATTGATACAGCATCTCCTATTTGCTTGACTTGCTCATCAGCTTGGAGTGCCATGATTATTCACTTAAGGCTGCAATCTGTTGCTGTAGTTGCTGAAGCTGCGCTAACAAATCCTCTTTAGTAGGTTGTTGAACAGGTACAATGTCAGGTTGTGGTCTTTGATCAACAAATACACCATCAATATAATCCCAACCAATACCAACTTTGTTTGGATCAATAAAAACCCAATTAGATGGTTTGTTGTCTGTTTCGTCAGCAACACAAACATTGACAACTTTATTTTGTTCAATAACTGCGTAGATAGCCATTATAATTCCTAGTATTCAATGACAATGACACCATCAGCACCATTACCGTTCACAGAAGATCCAGCCCCATAAACTGGGTTATTTCTAACAACTCCTGCGTTTGCTGACGTATACGGAGCAAGAAAAGTCCCGCCACCTAAACCACTATCGCCCGCTGTACCAGCAAAAAAAGCCCCTGGTTGACCTTGGATATTTATATCTCCGTTAGTTGCTGTGCCACCAGCACCTGGGTATCCGCTTTGAAATGGCGAACCACCACCTCCTCCTGTAATTGTTACTGCTCCTACTGTAAATGTAGAAGAACCACCAGAACCACTAACATTAGCAACTGCGCCAGCCCCTATAGCATACGTATACGATGTTCCTGGTGTAACTGTAAAATATTTTATTGCTGTTCCACCACCACCACCAAAATATTGATTAGAAGCATTCCATCTACCTGCACCGCCCCCACCTATACAAATAACTTTAATTTTAGTTATACCTGCTGGTGCTGTCCAAGATGTTCCACTTGTTAAAATAACATAAGTAGAAAATATTCCTGAAGGTGTAGCCCATTCAATATCGGTTGATCCACTATTTACAGACAATACTTTTGAAGCGTTTCCACTATATGATGGTAGTAAGTTAGCTCTTGCTGCCGTTACTGTTGAAGCACCTGTACCACCATCAGCAACTGCTAAATCAGTTGTTAAGTTACTTATAGTACCACTAGAAAACGTAAAGCCAACAACACCTAAGTTTGTTGCTGTACCAGACGCAGCATCTAACTTTGTACCAATAGCAGTAGCAATGTTGTTGTACTCTGTATCGTGTTCAGTACCTTTAATGATCTTACCTGCTGATCCACTCGGTAGTGAATCTTTTGCAGCAAAGTTAGTTGTCTTCGTATAGTTAGCCATGAAAGTCAATCCTCTTTGGTATTCTTAACCTTTTGGACCTTTTCAGTTTTCTTTTCTTGTTCTTCTTTTACTTCTTCATACTCTGGATGAATACGCATTTGTTCAATGTCATACTCATACTCTACACTCATTAAGTTATTTGACCACTTACATCTGAATATTGCCATTGTGACCTCTATGTAAAAGAGAAGCTGCCGAAGCAGCCTCTCTATAGTTACTTACGCAGGAACAGCGATAGGGAACATTGAGGTAGGAACAGAACTCAAATCACCCTTACGAAGCAGAGCAGTACCATAAAGGGTATCGCTAGTAAACAACGTAGCTAGATACTCTTGTTTGTATTGAGTCTGCGAACGAACACCCATTTGTTCTGCAAGGACAGCAGCGTCTTTGTGGAACATAAGAGCAATACGTGCAGAACCAGTAGCGGTATCGCACTGAGGCGTAACAAACACTTTAACACCGTATACATCACCAATCTGACCGTTACGGATGGTGTTGTTTGCACCTTGCTCACCAACAAAGGCTTGTTCAGTAAAGCGAGCAAGACCCATAAGCGTGTTACGGCTTGATGGAGGAACAACAAGATAACGATCAGTCATAGGAGCATCGTTATCGTCCAAACGCTGGATAATACGACGAATACCAGCATCGGTCAGTGCTGAAGCATTGGGAGATGCGCTATTGTAAGCAGTGCTGCCATCACCACCAATATATGCGTTAGCATAAGCAGCAGTACCAGCACCGTTGTTTGCTGAACGACCTAGTTGAATAAGGTCAGTATCTACTTGACGTGCAAGAGCATAACCAGCATCTTCAGTGTAGAAACGACGAAGTGAGGCAAGAGCCTGAACTTCAACGATGTCTTCAATTAGACGCGAGTATTCAAAATGCTTGTTCAAAAGAACTTGAACTTCAGTCTCAACATCAGCTTGAATTGTAACAGCAGTGTTAGCTGCTTTAGCAAATGCAGAACCACGGGTAGGAACAGGAACGTGAAGTGTGTCTCCTTTCTTACCTTTCATGCTCATCTTGTTTACAAGATTAGCCATAACCAATGCTTTTTTGTAGGAAGCGATGATTTCATCAGACCAAATTTCCCAACATCTAAAAAGATGCTCCGACTATCGCATCACAGAAGTATTAAAACTTTCTCCTGTGCCTTCTCACTTAGTCTGTGCGGGTCACGCTTCATTGCTTTTAGCTCAGTTATTACAAGCTGTCTTGCTGCATCAGCGACCTGCTTGCCTTTTAAGTTATTCTCCATCCAAAGGAGAAATCTGGCTTGTTCGTGTTTGATATATAGATGATTAGCAATGTTTCGTAAGAAAGGACACACTTGGTTGTAACCGACAAGTTCCCAACTTACAGAATCTTGCCAATTTTCATTCTTACTTTCACGGTGACACAAATAACCACCATGATTAACTTGCATCATATCAAGTACCATCTTTGCATTCACTGCCATACCTATTCTTACCCTTGGTCTGACATAAATACCGTTTGTTACTTGAACATCTAGACAGCCTTCGCCATCAATCAAACCTGCAATATACTTCCAACTTAATCGCTTCATACACCCTCCTAGGCGTGAACTGCATTGTTGGTACTGTCGTGTTCCCTCTGGTTAAGACACCTTACGTTCTTTCCCAGTTATTCAGAGAAGGTTTTACATCCCCAAAATTATAGGCTAGGGATAAATTTATCTGCGTTGGTCTTGTTGACAATGGAGGAACTACCTCCAGGATAAGCTGCTGTAGCCATTTTAAATTTCCTTTAAGTTTAGGTTATCGAACCCTACCTTCGTTATAGGCTGAGATGATGTCATCTTGTAATGCCATATAACGCTCAGGGTCAGTCATTTGGAGCCGAATAAGATCTGCTCGACGATAAATCTTCTTGCTCGTTTCACCAGTAGCACCATCAACCGCTACCGTAGCTGCTTTCAAGGTTTGATCTCTTTGGCTCTGTAACTGCTGTGCTGCTTGCTGAACAGTTTCCTGTTTAGCTTTCTTCAATGCTTTGAAGTTAGACAGTAGTTCATGAGCTGAGTCATAATCAAATTGTTTGTCCGCTGCTAGGTACAATCTTTGACGTACAGGTGACTCATTCACCCAGGTAGCAAACTCAGGATCAGCAATGACCTGTGTATAATCTGGATGCGATTGAGCTAGCCTGTTTGCAGTTTGCATCCTTGCCATCTGTGCCGCAGCCTGTTGAGCTTGGACAACTGCTGGATGGGATTCAACTGCTTTGTTAACTGCCTTAACAGGATCGGCAAAAAAGTCAGTATCATCTTCGATAGCTTTAGCAGGTTGATCCTGCGGTGTGATTTGCCTTTTGATGAGTTCATCAGCTAACTTACGAACTTCTCCAACTTCTTGTGCTTGACGACCAATTAGCTTTTCAGCCTCTTGATGCATCCTTATGATGTCATCTAACGATTTACCCTTATACTTCTCAGGGATCGTAGGTTCTTCCTGAGTTGGTGCTGTTTCAGCCTTAGCCTCTACAGCTTGAAATTCATCGTTACCTACTTCTTCATCTAGAGATTCTACAAATTCAGCCATCTGCTTCTCCTAGTCGGGTATAACCCAATTGTTAGGAATTAAAAAGAAATCTAAGTTATCCCTCATAGTAGGACTTAGATCTTGCTACGTTTGCTGCCTGTTCATGGACTGTTGCCCATCGATCATGAGCGGTTGGAAAAGCACCTGTGATGCCTTCCAATTTACTCCTAGGAGCTGCTAACTTACGATGTGCTAACAAATCACAGTACGGGCACTGCACACTACTTACGGAACTATCAACGAAGTGTTCGCTTACGTGATGGTTTCCACATTCAAAATCATTTAGTATCCTCATTGACTAAATCCTCATAGGCTTTTTCCCAAACTTCATGCATCGTTAGGAGCCAATCTAAAGCTTTTAGTTGACCTTTACGTTCTTGTAGTTCTTCTCCACTAGAGATAGTGGTTATGTCCGCTACTGCGTTTCTGTACTCTTTAGCGTCTTCCAATAGAGTTTTCCATCCTGAATGGCTCATGAGGTCGAATCGCTCTTCGTAGTATCTTAGTAACTTAGTAGTATCCATTGTTGTTATTTTACCACATCTTTATGAATTTGTCAAGCATGTTTCAATGCTTTTGTCAAGATATTTCAGAAATTTGTGAGGTAGTAAATCCAGATAGTTGTGTTGTAACCACAATCTCAGGTAACTCTATAGCCTCTATAGGCTGTAGTTCAGTCTGCCAAGCACTCTCTACCCAAGTCCTGCTCTCGTGCTGCCAGTTCCACTGATAACCTACTCTGTCTGCTGGCTTAGGGTCTCTGATGATCCATTCCCAGTTTAGCCATACCAACTCTTTGTCAGCGGGAACGTCTGTCGGAGGCGAAGGAGCCGGTTGCCAGCCTTCAGTACCATCAGTTTCAGTGCTTGGGATAGACCCGTTCTTTGTCCAGTATTGCATGGTCTAGTCCTATAACGTAAGAAACGCTGCTGTTGGTGCAGTGAAGTTAGCTGTGTAGCGAGCATCGTTTGTAATTCTTACATCCTGAACGTACGCATTAGCCGCGCTTCCACCTGTCCTGTCAGCACCGATATACATGGAATTGGTTTGGTTGAAGTCTGTGCTTACCGTACCAGTACCGTCATTGGTTCCGTTGATGTATATCTTCGTTTGATTGGTGCTTGTACCTTCTCTGACAACAGCAATATGCGTCCAGGTTGTAGCTGATACCGTACCTGTAGACGTGATCGTGCTTGATGCGTAAGTAAATACAACTTGGTTGCTGCTATTAAGTGATACCAACCATCCTGTTGTGCCAGTACCTTTACCGACAAGACCGTAGGTTCCAGAGGAGTTTCTATAAACCCACAATTCAATCGTGAACTTGCCTGTGCCAATTCTTTGCGGAGGTTGATCCGGTATAAGCAACCAGTCACCAGTACCGTCAAACGAAATACTACTCCCACCCCACTTGCTTTGTGTTGTACTTATCTGAGCATTCCCCACCGTCTCCAAGTCATTCTTACTTGTAGCATCGTAGATACCAGCGTTGGTGAAGTTGAGTAGTAGGGATGTGTTGGTGATGGCGGTAAGTGGTGCGGTTGGGACTGTGATAGATGTCTGCGTTGGGTCGTAAACTGCTGTGCCTTTGACTACACGCATACCAGAAATATACCCAGATAAATAAGATCCAGCGGCTAATCCAATAATTACTGAATCATTAGAAAACGAATAGTTATCAGAACTATTTGACCCAGCTGTAACACCATTTAACCATAACCTGCTTTGATTGCTTGTATTTCGTGATACAGCAAAATGATTCCACTGATTTAAGTTTACTGTTGCTGCAGGATTAATAATGTAAGCAACACCCGCTTTACCATAACCAACAGAAGTTCCAGTAAAATCACAAAAGAAGCCATTAGTTGATCTTATAAGACTTTGATATGCAGTTGAGGTTGTATAGAACCAGCATTCAAATGTAAAAGCCTGTCCTGTTGCAAAGTCAGTTATATTGCTTGCCGGAGCACTCAAATAATCCCCACTACCATCAAAATACCCACTCCCACCATAGGTCGCAGCAGACCACGATGCAGTGGGGTTGAATGGGGAGAAGGCGACTACTAACGGGCCATTATTAGCGGTAATGGTGAAGTTGTTACTGCTATTGTCTATGAAGCGGTTTGATTGACAGGTGAGGAGGGATACGTTACCTGCCGTAGCTCCTTGGCTTGTTGTGGTCAGCGGTGTCGTGCTAGGCGTAAAATTACTTGTATAAAGAGCCTGACCTTTAACAATTCTTAAGTTGGATATATACCCATTATAAACATTACCGTTTTTTACTCCACCGATTCGGAAATCAGTTGACGCACCATCTGCAATGGTGACTGTAATAGCAGTACCGCCAGAATTTAGTAATGTTCCGTTCTTAAATCCATAGAGTAAATTTCCACTGCGTACAACAGCGTAGTGATCCCAGGTGCCGGTGCCGTTTGTTGTCGTTCCAAATGCAACATCAGTAGTTGCACCGCCAGTTGATATATAGCTAAAACTTAATTTATAAGTAGTGTCATAAGCGTTTATCCCTACATAATATGATGCAATTGTAGATGTTGGTGCGTTTACATCCCAAATTCCAGCAATCGGTGTATATCGTTGAGCGCCAAAAGATGTTGTATTTGCCCAAAACTCGATTGTAAAGTCACCAGCTCCCAATCTTAATGTTGAAACATTAGGCGTACTCAAATAATCATTGCTACCATCAAAATAATTACCCCACCCAGTCTGACTGAACGGTGAGAACGTACCTTGTGTTGTGTTGCCGTTGCGGGTGATGGTGAAGTTATTGGTAGAACTGTCTAAGAACGTATTGTTCTGTGCGCCGTTGGTTCCAGAACCAGGAAGCAATAGCGTGGTGTATTCGTAGTAAGGGTCTGCTGTGACTGCGCTACCTGAGAAGATAGACGCAATCATTGCTGTTAAGTTACCTGCCATATCAAGTCACTCCTGGCCCAGTTACCCACCAAGTATCTGTGGCGACTTTAATAAGTGAAGCCATGCCTTTAGTGGCTACTGTACGGTTACCAGTGGCTCCGTTGGCTAGTTGAAACGTAACACCAGCACCAGAGATCGTTAAGTTACCGCTGTTGTTGTTGAGCACTAAGATCGTAGTTCCTGTAGGAAATGCTACAGAAGCGTTGGTTGGTACTGTAAGCGTTGCTGTAGAACCACCAGTAAAGTAAACACTTTTTCCACCATCACCAAGCACTAACGTGTATGTAGAGCCTGATTGGCTGTTCTGAGGAGCACTTAAGTAACCAACCTGTGTAGACCCATCAGGACCAGTTAACGTGTTGTTACTAGCGGATATGGTCTTGTTAGTTAATGTCTGAGCAGTGCTAAGCGTTACTTCACCGTTAGTTCCGTCAGTTCCTTTAGATGCTAATACAGACCAATACGTTGTGTTCGTAGGTAAGTTACCTGTACTTTGTAGTATGCATACATAGGTAGAACCATTATATGTAGCTACATCGTTAGGGTAATAGGTTGTACCGCCAGCATAAGCACCTTGGAAAGTCAATGTAGCATAGCCAAGGCTGTTCCATGCTGTAGATCCATTACCTACTTTGAACTTGGTTAATGATGTATCAACACCTACTTCACCGGAAGCTAGTGTTGGGTTAGCAGTAGACCACTGAGAAGTAGTTCCACGGCGTAGTTGTACTTGAACTGGCATTACGGTGTTCCTCCATCAATAGGATCAACGGCAAGGTAGCTACTATCTGGAGCACCTCCGTCTAAATTTGTACTTCCTCCGCCACCACCACCGGATACGGTAGACCATGTGAAAGCAGATCCACTCCACTTAAGATAAGTATCTGATGTTGTTGGCGCAGTAATAAAAGTTGTTGTGTTTGATCCGCTCTGATAAGCAATTCTGTTAGCAGCACCGCCAAGTAAGTTAGTAGCTGAACCAGCACTACCAAGCACATCAATGTTCCAAGTACCTGTAGCATTAGTACCAGATATAGAAGGAGCACCAACTGTGTTATAACTGATTGTTCGTGCTACAGAACCATCAAAGGTAGTTCCTGAAGCAGCTCCAGTACCGCTATTGTCAAAGGTAGCAGCATATGTTGTTGTACCACCTCCACCACCTGTACCATTCGCTGCTGATGTGATACGACCTTGTGCATCAACAGTGATATTAGCGTTAGTGTATGAACCTGCTGTAACCGCTGTGTTCGCTAAGTTAATGGTTCTGTTAGCGGACAAATCACCACCACCAGACAACCCAGTACCAGCAGTGATTGTTGTTGTTCCTACCGCATAACCAGCAGAGGCATGATTACCCCAGCTATAAGCAGTATCCCAATCAGTTTGCTTTGATGTAGTCGGTATTGCATAACCAGCTGTATACGATACTGATAACGTACCTGCTGATGTTACTGGTGATCCTGTTACAGTTAATCCAGTAGGTACTGACATAGCTACTGATGTTACTGTGCCATTACCTGACAAAGCAGCAATGTTACTAAGGGTTGTCTTTACTGTGTTACCACCCTGTACAATAGGTACAACTTCAGTACCAGCCAGTGCTGATGCATTTGATAGTGCTGATATCTTTATGTCAGCCATGTCTACTCCATGATAATGTAGTCACCAGCTTCTGTGGTAAGTAAATCACCGTTTTCAGTAGCCAGGATGTTCGCAACACTAAGCCAACCAAGTAAGTAAGTAAACGATGCTTTCTTCCATTGTCCGTCTTGTCTAACAAGAAAGTATTCTGGTACAGGGTCTTCAGTGGCATCAGGTAAACCATCTAGTCCAAACTGCTGTGTATTCTGAATGTATATGTTGTCCTTGGACTTAGAAGTCTGTGGTAACTCACCAGCACTGACTTCAATGCCATTAGACAGTTTAAGTACCAGTGAGTTGTCAATGTCAATGTAAGCATCAACAACAGATACACCATCCTTACCTGCTTTACCGTCCTTACCATCTTTACCATCAACACCATCTCTAC